GTGTTTTGGAAGGGGTTTGCATCCCCTCCCAAAACGGTCGCCCGAAACCCCGGCCTTCAGGCCGGGGCCGGCCCCCCTTTCTTACGGGCGGGGCTTCAAACCGGAGTTAGTTTACGATGAAAAACGCGCTGCTTATTTCCATCGGCCTTGCCGTTATCGGCTTCTCGAGCTGCACGATGCGCTGTAACCACATCGCGTGCTATCCGGATTTTGCGGATTGGATCGCGCGATGAAAATACTCGACCAGCACGGCGACCCGATCGACCGGGGCGCGCTCCGCGAGCCGCAAACCAGCCGCATCGCGGCGCTGTCCAACGCCTTTATCCGGTCGGGCGCGGCGCGCAATCTCTCGCCGCAAAAGATCGCCGGCGCGCTGGCGGCGGCCGACGCCGGCGATCTGGTGACGCAAGCCGACATGTTCGACGACATGCTGGAGCGCGATGCCCACCTGTCGGCCGAAATGGCCAAGCGGCACCTGGCGATTCTCGGCCTGGACTGGGACCTTGTACCTCCGCGCAACGCCAGCGCACCAGAAAAATCAAACGCCGAGTGGGCCAAGGAAGTGCTGCTCGATACGCCAAACTTCGACGATCTGCTGCTTTCCCTGATGAGCGCAGTCGGACACGGCTTTTGCCCGGTCGAACTGGCCTGGAACGACCTCGGCGGAGAACGTCTGCCGGAATTCAGTCCCCGGCCGCAAAACTGGTTCCGCCTGGATCTGGCGCGGCGCGAATACCGTTTGCTCGACGCCTCTGCCGAAGGCATCCCCTTGAACCGCTTCGGCTGGATCATGCACCAGGCGGCGAACGCCCGTACCGGCTATCTCGGCCGCCTGGGGCTGATGCGCACCCTCTCGTGGCCGTGGCTGTACAAGAACTACGCGCTGGGCGACTTCGCCGAGTTCCTCGAAAGCTACGGCCTGCCGATCATCGTCGGCAAATACCCGCAGGGCGCGACGGTGGAGGAGAAAGACACGCTGTTTTCCGCCGTCGCCGCGCTCGGGCACGACGCGCGGGCGATCATGCCGGCCGATATGCTGCTGGAGATCGAGCCGGCGGGCGGCGGCGGCGCGCGGCCGCTGCACCTGACGATGGGCGACTGGGCCGAAAAGTCGATGAGCAAGGCCATCCTCGGCGCGACGCTGACCAGCGGCGCCGACGGCGCCAGCTCGACCAACGCGCTCGGCCTGGTGCACAACGAAGTGCGCAAGGATATCGCCCGCGCCGACGCCCGGCAGGTGGCGGCGACGCTGACGCGCGACCTGCTGTACCCGTTGCTGGCCCTGAACAAGGGCGGGACCGACGGCCTGCGCCGCTGCCCGCGTTTCGTCTTTCTCACCGAAGAGGCCGAGGATCTGGAGCGGCTCGCCAAATCGCTGCCGCCCCTGGTCGGGCTCGGCGTGCGGGTGCCGGTGTCGTGGGTGAACGAGCGCGCCAAGATCCCGCTGCCGGGCGAGGGCGAGGCGGTGCTGGGGGAGAAACCGGCCGCGGACCCTGCGGCGCCGCCAAACCGGCCGCCCGCCGCGCCCGCCGCGCTTTCGGCCACCGGGCCGGCGCCCGAGCCGCCCGGTGCGCCGGCCGACGACGTCGGCACGCTCGCCACGGTGGCTCGGCCGCACGCCGACGCGCTGATTGCCAGCCTCGGCCAGATGATCGGCCGGGCCGACGACTTGCCCGGCCTGCAAACCGCCTTGCTCGACGCCTACGGCGGCCTCGACACCGGGCGCCTGGCGCAACTGATGGCCGCCGCCTGCGCGCTGGCCGAACTCAAAGGCATGGACGACGCCGCCGATGGCCGCTGACGCCTTTACCTTCAAAACGCCGTTCGACGAACAGCTCGGGTTTTTCCGCCGGAAGCTCGACCTCCCCAGCGAGCGCTGGGACGATATCCGGCAGGCCGCGCACGACCGCGCCTTCATCGTCGCCGGGGCGTTAAAAGCCGACCTGCTGCACGACCTGCGCACGGCGGTCGACAAGGCCATCGCCGACGGCAAAAGCCTCGGCTGGTTCCGCAAGGAATTTGCCGCCATCGTCAAGAAACACGGCTGGACCGGCTGGACCGGGCAAGGCACGAAAGCCGGCGAGGCCTGGCGCACGCTGGTGATCTACCGGACCAACCTCGCCGCGAGCTACGCCGCCGGCCGCCGGCAACAATTGAACGACCCCGGCCTGGCCAAGCTGCGCCCGTACTGGAAGTACATCCACGCCGACGGGGTGGCGCACCCGCGCCCGCTGCATCTGGCGTGGGACGGGCTGGTCCTGCCGCGCGCGCATCCGTTCTGGGCGACCCATTTCCCGCCCAACGGCTGGGGCTGCGGTTGCCGCGTCAGCGCCGTGACGCGGCGCGACTTCGACGCGGCCGTTGCCAACGGGCGCGGGCCGGACGCGGCGCCGGCCGCCGGCGATATCGAGGGGATCGACCCGGGGTTCGATTACGCGCCGGGGGCGAATGCGAACACGCCCTGGCGCCAGATGATCGAGCGGAAACTGTTCAATCTGGACGCGCCGATTGGCGCAGCCATGATGCAGGCGCTGCGGCCGGTGCTCCAGGCCGAGACGGGGCAGGCGTATCGCACCTGGTTGGCGGAACTGGCGACCAGCGAAAGGGCGAAGAGCGTGACGCCCATCGTCGGCGCGGTGAGTTTGCTCGACCTGGAATGGTTGAAAAACAACGGCAAACCGGTGCCTGAAACGGCGGAGATCGGCATCGCCAGCGGCGTGATCGCCGGCCCGAAAGCGCTCCGCCACGCCACCCGGGGCGACGCGTTGCCCCGCCAGGTCTGGGAAAACCTGCCGGAGATGATCGCCGATCCGCTGGCCGTGCTCTACGACCGGAAGCGGGGCACCTTGCTCTATGTTCTGCCGGAGCCGTCGGCGCGTCGCCCGCAAGTGGTCGTCGAATTCGACTTCCTGCGTAAAGCGAAGACCGGGATGAACATGATCGTCTCGGCCTACCGGCCTTTGCTCGACGACTTGCGGTCGAGAATAGCGAACGGGACGGTGATCTTGATGCGCGGCCATCTGGAATGAGGGGCGGGAGGTCGGCCGTTCCTCCATCCATCGGTAGCCGCCCAAGCGGCCGTCCCATGCGCGTAGACGCCGGATTCCTACGCCTCGCCCCTGCGCCGGAAGGATAGCACAGTGCCCGAAGCCATCACCGTCGCCTGGGACGACGCCGCCGTCAGCGCCGCCCTGCAGCGCGCGCGCCAAAAAACCGGAAACCTGGCGCCGCTGCTGAAAAGCATCGGCGAAGATTTAGTCGAATCGACGAAGCGGCGCTTTGGCACGGCGACCGGCCCCGACGGCGCCCAGTGGGCGGACAACAGACCGGCCACGATCCGGCGTTATCTGGGCCTATCTCAGGGCAACACCACGAAAGACGGCGCGCTGTCGGCACGGGGCGAGGCGGTGCAAGGCAGCAAAAAGCCGCTGACCGGCGAATCCAGGATGTTAAAAAGCCAGATTTTTTATCGCCTGAACGGGAATGTGCTGGAGGTCGGTTCGACGGTTGAATATTCGGCCGTGCAGCAGTTCGGCGCGGAGAAAGGCAGCCTCGGCCCCAACGCCCCGTGGGGCGACATCCCGCCCCGGCCGTTCCTCGGCATCTCGGCGGCGGACCGGGCGGCCATCGGGCAGACGGTGCTGGAGTACCTCGAAATGGCGTGAACGCGGTTTGAGCCCTTAAAAAAGCCCGGCCTATATCCGGCTATAGGCCGGGCTGCCAGACCCCCGTTAAGTGAAGGTTTGACCGTTTGCCCCAAGGGGTGTGTGTTTTTCCTTAAAGCCCGTCACGCCAAGGGTTTTACCCCCCTGCAAAGAAGTTGCAAAGGGCGCAATTGCCGCAGATAATCGCCGCCATGAAATCAGAACACCACTTCCGCGTTACCTACGACGGCCCGGCGCTGCAAGCGCATGAAATGGACGTGCGCGAGCTGGCCCCGGCCTTGATGGCCATGGCCGACCTGCTCAAAGCCGCCAACGCCGCGCTGTACGGCGACAAGGCCGGCGTCAAAGTATCGGTAAAGGGCAGCTTCAAGACCGGATCGTTCGGCATCGACATGGTCTTCCTGCAGGACTTCATGACGCAACTGACCGAGTTGTTCTCCGGCAAAGAGGCCTCGGCGACGGCGAACGCGATCCAGATACTCAGCGGCGTCGGCATCGTCGGCGGCGGTGGCGTGATTGGCTTCCTGCGCTGGCTCAAAGGCCGGCGCGTGCTGCGCGCCGAAACGCGCGGCAACCGCACCCAGGTATTTGCCGATGGTGGCGAGAGCTACGACCTGTCGCCCGGCGACTGGGTGCTGGTGCAGGATAAGGCTGTGCGCCGCGAGCTGCAGAACATCCTCAAGCCATTGGAGACCGATGGCATCGACCGTTTTTACGCCGGCCCCAGGGAGCAGGCGGAAGTCGGCATCGATGCCGCCGAGCTGGCCTGGTTCGCGCCAACAGGAGAAACCGAGGATATCGTCACGGATGCGACCAGTCGAAAAATGTTGCTCGTCGAGTCGGCCGTATTCAAGGACGGCAACAAGTGGCGGCTGTCCGATGGCTCGCTGACCTTCCATGCCTCGCTGGACGATGTCGAGTTCAACGCGCGCATCGACGGCGGGCAGGAGCGCTTCGGCAAGGGCGACGTGCTGATTGTCGACCTGCGTATCGTGCAGACGGTCGCCAATGGCGAGCTGCACAACCGCTACAGCGTCGAGCGCGTGGTCGAGCACCGCGCGCCGCTGCAAAGGCCGCTGCTGTAATCGACTCTGGCCGGGAAGCAAAAACCCCGGCGCGTGGCCGGGGTCTAAAATGCGCAGGACGCGCCAAAACGGTTTGTGGGTTAGTCAGGTATCACCCCGGCCGCCCGAAGCGGAATTAACGCACCGCTAACGCTATCCCAGGGCATGTCTCGGGGAAGTTTTCCCGGCGCGATCCTCTTCGCGAAACGCCGATCCGGCCATTTTCGCCAGACGCCGGTCGATCCGCCGCAAAATTGCGGCCAGTCGCGCAGGCCGGGCCGGCGGTTTCATCGCGCGGCCCGGCATCCGGCGGTGATCGCCGGCCGCCGGCCCCGGATCGCATCCGGGCCGCGTCGCTGACCCCGGTTACGCCCGCCTGCGCCAAATGACTTGCAAGGGTTTTTGGCGTTAGAATCATGCGATGGACGATAAAACCGCCACGGTGCTTTCCGAGCTGATTCAGTCTCAGATATTTCTGATTCGCGCAGTGTCTATGGCCGCTCACTTTTCCGCCGACGAAACGGCGCGCAAGGGCCTTGAAATTCAGGCGACGCAGGCGACGCAGCATCTGGAAGAGGCGGTCAGGGTGCTCAATGACCCCTCCTGACCCTGTTGGCCTGGATGTCCGCCTGTCTGCTCTGGAGCTGAATAGCCGCGCAGAGAGATTGCACTCCCGTCCGGGTGGCGGCGATCCGCCGTCCGGCATGGAGCCGCGCATTGCCCGCCTGGAGGCTGCTGTTTCCCATATCGAGCGGGATATTGCCGATATTCGCACCGACCTGCGGGAGATTCGCGGCGACATCAAGGGCCTGGTCAAGGCCGACGAGTCGAACTTCCGCACCTTGCAAGGTGCGGCGGAATTCAACTTCCGCCTGCTTTTCGCCGCGCTCATCGCCGTCGCTCTCGGCCTCGCCGGCCTGATGGCCAAAGGCTTCCACTGGCTGTAGTTTTCCCGTAACAAGCCCCCCGAACCCCTTCCCCCTGCGCCGGAGGCCGCGCGCGCCCGACACTGGGCGCATGCCTTCACCCGAACCCCTCGCTGTCGCCCTCGCCGCGCTCCCCGTCGAACTGTCGGCCGGGAGCGGTGCGCCGCCGGAAATCCGCCTGCTGCCCGCCGGGCCGTTCCGCTCGCTCGACACGCGGCCGGAAAGCTGCGCCGCCTGGCGGCTCGACGCCGCGGCGGCGGCGCGCATGGTGGCCGCCGCCGCCGCGCGCGTCTCCGACTACGTGATCGACTTCGAGCACCAGACGCTGCGCGCCGCCGACAACGGCCGGCCGGCGCCGGCCGCCGGCTGGTTCAAGACGCTCGAACACCGGGCGGACGGGCTCTACGCCACCGGCGTGCGCTGGACGGCCGAGGCCGCGCGCATGATCGCGGCCGGCGAATACCGCTACATCTCCCCGGTTTTTTCCTACCACCCGAAGTCCGGCGCGATCTCCGGCCTGTCGGCCGTCGCCCCCGCCTCGCTGGTCAACGCGCCCGGCCTGGACGGCCTGACCGATCTGGCCCGGCTCGCCGCGCTGGCTTTTCCCGAAACCCGCCAACCGGAGCCTGTCATGCCCGAAAACGATTTTTCCGAAGACCCCGCCGCCAGCATTGCCGCCCTCAACGCGCGGATCGCGCAACTGGCGGCGCAGGCCGCCGCCCCCGACCCGTCAAAGTTCGTCGCGCTTTCCGTGGTCGACGCCCTGCGCGCCGAGTTCGCCGGCAAAACGGCGGCGCTGGCCGCCGAGCTCGACACCTACCGGCAGAAAGAGCGGGACGCGCTGCTCGCCGGCGCGCTGGCCGACGGCCTGCTGACCCCGGCCGAAACCGGATGGGCCAAGGATTACCTGAGCAAGGACGCGGCCGGCTTCGCCGTCATGCTCGGGGTGCGCGCGCCCGTCGTCGTCCCCGGCGCCACGCAGACCGGCGGCCGGGCACCGGCCGGCGCCGGCGGCGGCGCAGCCCTCAGCGACAGCGATGTGCAGGCCGCCGCGCTGCTCGGCCAGAGCGCCGAATTTTTCAGCAAACACCAAGGAGCCTGAACCATGGCCATCGTCACCCCCGCGTTACTGACCTCCCTCAAAACCGGCTTCAAGGGCGAATACGCCCGCGGCCTGGAAATGGCCGCGCCGCAGTGGGGCAAGGTCGCCAGCCTGATCCCGTCCAGCACCGCCTCCAACACCTACGGCTGGCTCGGCCAGTTCCCCGGCTTCCGCGAGTGGGTCGGCGACCGCGTGCTGAAAGACATGGCGGCGCAGGGCTACCAGATCGCCAACAAGCTGTTCGAGTCCACGGTGTCGGTCAAGCGCACCGACATCGAGGACGACAGCGTCGGCGTCTACGCCCCGCTGTTCCAGGAAATGGGCCGCGCCGCCACGGTCTACCCGGATGAAATGATCTTCGGCCTGCTCAAGGACGGCGGCGCGGCCCTGTGCTACGACGGGCAGAACTTCTTCGATACCGATCACCCGGTCTATCCGAATGTCGACGGCACCGGCGCGCCGGCCCTCGCCGCCAACGTCGCGGCCGGCGCCGGCCCGGCGTGGTATCTGCTCGACACCTCCCGCGCCATCAAGCCGCTCATCTTCCAGGAGCGCGAAAAGCCGGAATTCGCCGCGCTGACCAAGGACGACGACGAATACGTGTTCACCCGTGACGTGTACCGCTACGGCGTGCGCGCCCGCTCCAACGCCGGCTTCGGCTTCTGGCAGATGGCCTACAAAAGCCAGGCGGCGCTCGACGCGGCGGGCTTCGACGCGGCGATGGTGGCCATGATGGGCCAAAAAGCCGACGGCGGCCGGCCGCTGGTCGTTTCGCCCAGCCTGCTGGTCGTGCCGCCCGCGCTGCGCGCCGCCGCGGGGAGCCTGATCGAGGCGCAGCTGGTCGGCGGCGGCAACTCCAACCCCAACTACAAGGCGGTCGAAGTCCTCGTCTGCCCGTGGCTGGCGTAAGCGCGGTGGCCGGCCGCAAAGCCGCCCCGCCCGGCGCGGCGCCGACCCTCTCCCCCGATCCCTCTCCCGCGGGGAGCGGGGAGGCCTTTCCCCCCTCTCTCCCCCCGGGAGAGAGGCCGGGAGAGAGGGGG